CATTAAATTGTATAAATTTTTAGCTCCAATGTTATCAGTGGCTTTCCTTGTCATAACAAACTCACCTGGTTCTAATCTTGCTAGAGTAATGTCTCCAGGACCATCATCTTTGCCAGCACCGTGCATGCCACCATGTTTCATCTCTGGTGGAGGTGCGTTAGCGTAAGCAACACCTGGCATTAGTGCAGGTTGTATGTTGAATACTCTGTAGTCAGGCATACTGCCAAGACCTTGATCGCCATAAGCCTCTGCTCCAATCGGTATCTTTTTAGCCTCTTTATCTTGATCTTTTAAATAGTTTAATAAAAGCAATTGTCCTATAGGAGAGTTAGCAAAGTCTGTAAGGCCTCCAGTGACTCCTTGCATAATTCCTTGAACTTTGCTTTTACCTTTTTTACCGCCAGCAAAACCTAGAATAGTATCTAGTAAATTACTGGATGTGTCCGCATTTGCTATTAGATCTTGTGTAGAGTCCATAAACAAATCGGGATAAAGATCTTTTACGGTGTCCTCATAGTCTGCTGGTTCGTCAAACAAACTAGAGTAAACATCGCTAAAATCTACGCCAGGCGTAAAACTAGGTGTTAGATCAGTAGCACTATCAAACAAATAACTGTAATCATCATCGTCACCAAACAAACTTGAAAGGTCAAAAGAACCTATGCCTGTATTAGGCATGTCTGGAGTAAGATCTGTTACATCATCAAACATATAACTGTAATCAGTCTTATCTTCGTCTGTAAAAAGATCATCTAAAAAACTAAAGTCTACTGCCATAATGCCCTCTATATTATCGTTTTTTCTATTCGTTGTCTTGTTTGTTCGATGCCCCAAAGTAAAAAGATATAATAGCACTCGCTAAACCACCAAGGTAGCCTAATACAAGGTTTATCAAGGCTTCTGAGTTTTGTTCTGGTGGTTGTAAGGTTACTAAAAATATATACCCCATAAAGCCTCCTACAACAAATATACCTATTACTCTAGCTGTCCAATCTTTGCTAAAGTTCTTTCGTGCATCTTGTACTTCCGCTGTTTCTAGTGCAAATAGATCTATATCTAGTTTTTTCATTTGCACTTCGAAGTCTGACTCTACTTTCTTTAGCTCCGCCAATTGTTCAGGCGTAGCTGTTTCCATAGCTTTTTGTATCTTCTTTGGTTCAGGATCACAGCCCAATACTTCTGAAATCATATTAGCAGCCATACCACCCATGGGCCCGCCTAATGCGGTTCCTATTGTTGGAGCTACTGTACCTACAAGATTTTTTAATATACTTAGTTTCATTAACACTTCCACCTTCTGCGCGCTTGCCTAATTCTTGAATTAGGATCGTTTCTAGTTTTAGCAGAGCTCTTTTTGAGCTGGCCCGCAGATCTTGCGCAATAAGATTTACGTCGTTTGGCTGCCTTACTACCTTTCTTTACCTTACCTGTTACCGCAGTTTTTAACTTTGATCCAGGGTTGGCTTTCCTATAGGCTTTTACACCTTTCTTAGTCATGCCCGCACCTTTCTTGGTAGGACGGTAGTTACCGCCTTTACCAGTCGTTTTGCGTATTGGCTTAGCTTTTTTTCTTGCCACGTTTCTTTAATTTCTTAAAGTCCGCACCTGTAATTTTATTACGAGGCTTAGCAACTCTAGCTAGTTTCTTTTGTTTTGGGGATAATTTCTTAGCCATTATTTTTTCTTTCTTGTTTTCTTTTTAGGAAATCCAGCCTGCATATTTTTATATGCTTTTTTAGTTATAGTAGATTTCTTTTTAGTTCTACTTGTACCAGCTTTCTTCCTAGCGTTTATATTTGCGTATAGCCCTTTTTTTGCTGCCATTATGGTCTCCTTAATGATTTCTTATAGTTTGACACAGTTTGTGTTTTCTTTTTAGTCTTTTTAGCCATTCAACATTATCGTTTGTAGTCTTACTGCTCGATCTCCTACTTGTCTAGCCCACTTACTATCCAACATTTCTTCGGCTGCTGTTTCCCAATCTTGTTCTTGTACAGCTGCAAGATAGTTTTTAAATTTACTAAGTCTAGGATAACCTAGATTAAAACACATATTAGCCATGACACGTTGTCTCGCATCACTGAGATCTCTCCACCATTTCATATTCTTGTCTAGCTCTGAGCAAACTATTTCTACATCTTGCTCTAAACATTCTTTGACTCTTTCTTTTGATATAGGCGTACCCATCTTGAGGCCCCATTCTTTGTCTTTTTCTGTTATTAAATGACCTACACCAAAAGTAGGGTATCCAAGATGATCCCTATAAATCTCATGAATAACACCTTCGTCTAACATAAGTTCTTTTAATAACTGATCTTTATCCATTATATTTTTATTGTTGTCGTTCCGTTTGTAGATACCGTAACTTTGCCCAAGGAAGCTACACCCTCTACGCCAAATTCTCTTCGCTCGTATAAACTTATCCATTCTTCACCATTCCATAGTTGTAATTCTTCTGCAGATAAATTCCAAATAATGTCGCCTTGTTGAAACTTATTTTCGTTACGCTGAGTTTCATTTACAGCTAAAGTAGAATCTATGTCTACTTTATTTAAAGAAAGCTCTAGGACTCTTACAAGCCTGTTAAAAGTTTCAGGAGATATTTCTCCAATAGCTACAGGTAATTTGGTTTCTAACAGTTTACTCATTATCTTCTGCCATTTACTTTAAGATCCATACGAGTGGCCCCTACTCTAAAACCTACACCAAGACGAGCTCCTTCGCTATTATCATCATCGGACTCTATGCGTAAAGCTGCTTGTCTTGCTCTAAGCCTAGTATCTATCCTAGTAGTAGAACTGGTGCAAGTATTTGTAGATTCAGTAACAAGACTATCTCCTGGAAAATCTCTTTGTTTTAAAACAAAATTAATTGTTTGGCCAGAGCCACCGCTCCCTGTAAATTTTATATCGGGTATGATTCTGCTAATAGATTGAAATTGCTCACCGTTGCCTAATGCAAAATCACTCGACTCTATAAATACGTTATCCATAGGAGATCCATCATTATCATTACCTGTTTCATGGTTGTATAAATATCCTGATGAAGTTGCCATTGGACTATCAAATATACCTTCGTCTACCCATGCGCTTCTATTAAGCTGGCCAATAGTCCAAACACGTTCTTCATAGTTATAGACTACATACCTATCTATAACAGAGGCACTGCTTGATACGTAGAACCATCCTACTTCATCAAACTCTTTATTTAAAAAACCAAATGCTTGAAAAGACTGGCCTTCATTAAAGTCACTAAACACATAGTCTTGAACGGTGCATGGTATATCTTGCACTTGTCCGTTGTAATTATAAAAACCTTTTTTATCCATCCAAAAAATACCTTTGGGAGAATTTATAGCTGCATTAGGAGAAATTAGTCCAACCCCTTCATTTACTAAATTAACTCCAAATGTAAAAGGTTGACCGACAAAAGTTAACGAATATAAAGAAGTATCTGTCCACACTAAAGTTTCTTGTCTAGCTCTAATTGCTCCAACAATTGAAGATCCTGCAGACAATCGCAAAGACCCTGCTGTATTTGTAGGTAAAGGCTCCCACTCAGTTACGTTTTCTTGGTCACTAAAAGCTATCAACATAGGATCTAATGTTCCTGACCGTGAACTGCCTGATATTGGATCTGCCCCAAAACAAATAACGTGTCTATCTATATCACTAACTAATACTTGTAAGGCTTTAGTCGGAGCCAGGTTCGCTCCTGATAAATCAGCTAATGCTGTCGCTCTTGTTGTGCCTAAAGTTCCAGCACTTGTGTCGTAATAAAATATACCGCCAGCTCTAACATTTATAACAAGATCTTCTCCAAAATTATCTTGTGACCAAATTCTTAATTGGTTTGCAGCGGTTATAGCAGTTGCAGATCCCCATGTGCCTGCACCCCATGTGCCTGCACCCCAACCTGTAGACTCTACATAACTATCTAACCCTACATTGATTTGATACTTACCAACAACAGAACTACCACCATTACCGCTGTCACTAGCGTTTGCTGTTACTGTTGCTCCAGAAGTATCTTTAGCAGTTATGGTGTAAGTGTTTGCGCCTGTAACTAAAAGTATTTGATATTCTTGATTTAATACTGCAGCAGTCACATTTCCACCCAAACTAGATGCCCCGCTAAAAGTTACAAAATCATTAGTAACTGCACCGTGGCTTGTGTCAGTTATGGTAATTGTAGAGCTGCCATTAGTAGCTGCAAACGTAACGTCCCCCGCAGCGGTTGTACTTCTTAACGGCGTTATGTCGTAAAAATTATCTCCTTCTTTTATGTAGAATTTAAAAGTAGTCCCTAGACCAAGAAATTTAGTAAGGGCTAGATCTACCCAAGGATGTAAGGACCTAGCTGTTCCTACAAAAGTACTTAAAGTAGCTTTAGCCCATCCGCCTATTTTTTCTGGAAGGCCTTTACGAAACCGTACAAAATTGGCATCAAACCATCCGCCATCATTAGAATAGTCTGTACCCTCTCGGTTTATCCCTGGTCGAAGTATAAATTTTTCTAGTGCCATTGTTCATTTATATTAACTTATCTATGCCTAAAGAAGCAGCTGTTAAACCATATAAGCCCCACATAATATACTCAAGTCTTCTAAATTTAGCAGATCCTTCATCTAATCTTTTTTCAATATTTTCATATCGAATAGCACATTCTCTTTCATGTGCTTCGACTTTAAGTAAAGCTTCTCTAGCAGTCGTCACTATTTTTTCTTTTTAGTCTTAACTCTTTTAGTAGTGTATGCTTCGTTAACATCTGGAGTAGACTTATCGTCGGCTACAAATTTTCCTTCCTCAGTTCTAGCACGAACTTTTACTTCTTCAGTGTTCGTCCAAAAACTAACTACTTTTCCCCACCAGCTCATGACTTATCCTTGGCTTTGCCAATATTAAGGGCTAAAAAATCTATAACTTTATATAGTTGAGCCAAAAATTTATCTCCTTTAGGAGTGGGAGTTATAGCAGCAACTAATGAAGCTATCGCTATTATGGCTGTAACCCACATGAAAATATTAAGATATAACATCTGTTTTCTCCGTTGTTAATGATTCTTCTGGAACATCCCAACAATTAAGGTTAGATGCTACTGTCCTTCTTTCGCCCTCACCTTTGAAGGGATAAACCATGTGTTGTAACCAAGAAGGAAATACTAATAGTTTTCCTACCTGTGGTTTCATAACAAAAGACTGAGGTGGTCTTAGTCTTTCTGTATTCATCAATTCGTTTCTTCCGTATTGAAAAGCAATGTAACCATCACAATCACCAGATGCTTGATATAAAGAATAGTTTGGCGACCCAGCTACAGGTTGATCTAATATTTGTTGAGGTACTTTTGTCCAACCAGTAGTAGAAATACCCATTATGGTTTTTGTCCCATGGTCGTGGATTGGATTATAGTCGCCTTCATAACTATGTACCGACCATGTTTCATCGATGGCTACTGCCTTTGGAGATTTAAGGCGAGTGCCTGTATTATTACTAAAAAAATTGATGTAATCAGCACCAAGACTACAGATAAACTCAGAATACTCTTTTACTCTAGCATCATCATTGTCCATCAGTAATTGTTCGCCTTGTGCTATTTGCCCTACTAAAGTACCAGCTAATGATTTCTT